TCACAAGTGTTTTGAGCGTCAAGGGTATTATCCGCCTTCTGTATTGTCTGATTTGCTTTTTGTTCTTCAGTAATTTTAATCGAAGGTGCTTCTTCTTTCTTGATTTTCAATACTTCCTCGAGTTTGGTTAATAGATTTTGATTCATACTTTGTAAGAACGAATCAATAGATGGTAAGTCATATATACCTTGTCTAATACCTGTGAATGAGGTTTGGAAGTTGCCAGGCTGAATTGTATGTTGTATACTTTGAATCAGGTATGGACCATTGAACATTGGTACGTGTCTCAAATTGAAATACATACTTGGTTGTAAAAGTGCATTACCTAAGCAAACTACCGTGCACTTATAACTTCTATTTTTATATAGGTTATATAGTGAAACGTTTTGTGTCGCAACATTTCTTCCCGAAGCTTGGTTCACCATATTCAATTGTGTGTTAATTGATTCTGATGTTGCAACACCCGCACTTTGGTCAACTTGGAATGAATAGAAAATGTTCTGGTTTCTTGTTCCAATATCCACGTTAAATCCAACACATCTATTGGAAAGAGACCAGTCTTTTTAGAAGTTAACATATGCGGGCAAGTTCATAACAGTGAAGTTATTTTTTATCAATATACCACTCATAAGTGTGAATACACTCATCGCGTTGTTAAGAGAACTTTTTCCAAGCATACTCTTCAAATCAAAGATATCTATTAGAATAGTTTGTCCAATGTTTCTTGAAGCTCTGTCCAAGAACATTATATCCTCAAAAAGTGTTTTGGTTTTATAATCTCCACCAGCAATCCACTTATCATTTAGGGCTTTGAATATTTCCCAGTTTTCAATTTTACTTTGTTCTCCTGTGATAACACTATTCACAGTCCCTTGTGGAATTTGATATTGACTTGGGAGTTCTTTGTTAAGACCTTTCAAAACTTCATTTAAGAAATTTCCTTGTAATACGTCTTCAGAGTTAATCAAATACTGTATCTGATTTTTAAATTGACTCGGGTTTGCACTTGGTAATTTCAATTTGAAGGTAGCATACATCTTTATAATCTGACTTAATAACACAACGTTATCTGCAGTAAATTCAATATTGTTATCTATAAAGAAGTCAGTAATATATGAACCTGTTGATGAAT